CAACAGGCATACTAAACTCTTCTATGCAAGTTGACCAGTCGTGAGTCATTCTGTTTTCATATTGTATGGGGTTTTCGATCTTACCGAGAAATATAGATTTTGTGTCTCTGTCATCAAAACTTATGATACCCTCTTTGATTTTAGACTCTAGTTTTCTAGGATGTCTTGACCAAAATATCCACGGATGATTTTTTCCGATTGGAACGTTCCACGCCTGGGTGTTTGAGAACAAACCCTTGTTCCAAGTTTTAGGTAAGAAATCAAACCTTGCATACTCATACAATAAAACATCACCAACACCATCACCAGTCCAACAGAATCTGTCGTGACTGTCCTCGATCAAGATGTAATTTGATTCATCCCACATCTCAATGAGTTCACGAAACGTATCGCCTTTTGCGTGATTTCTCATAGTCACAAACAACTTCATTTTATACTCCGTAGAAACGCTTTATATCATCATTTTCAAAAACAATTTTAACCTGATCGGTTGCTTCACACTCAATATTTAGTAACTCTGTCAGAGCAGACCCCCTAGCATCACACGGTTGACCAGCCCAATCAGATAGAGAATACTTATCAATTATAGACAACACCATATTTTTTTGCAAATCACTATCTGATCTTTTTAAAATAGAGTGTGGAATCACAGTATGGGGGAAGGGTGCTTTTCTGTTTTGATTGTCAATGGGACAGTCTAAAAAGTTTGTCTCTAGAAACAACGGTGATTGATCGTGAATAAATGTTTTGCTTAACATTAACTGATCTTGCGCCCAAGGCATATTCATCTTAGCATCATAATACTCTTGAAAAGAACTAGGTTTTGCTTGTATTTTATCTGGTTTGAACCCACATAATCCACCTAGTATATCACACCCCATTTCATGATAATGATTTTCGTGTGAGCGTAATGTCTGAATAGCATAGTCTTTTGTCTCAAAATACTTAGTGCTATTATACTCTTGTCTGTTTGGAATAGAGTCAATGTCCCTAAGAAAAACACAGTCGTAGTTTTCCCATATGGGTATCAGTCTCCACATCATGGGTTCTGAAGTATTGTTAAATGATAAATCTATTTGCTGTAGTGTAATGTCAAGATTCTCTAACATCTTGAACAGAGGATTCATTTTCAGTCCGTCATTATGAAAAATCTTCATTTCATATTCTGGATATAAAATTTTATTAACGATGTATAATGCTGGAATGTTAAACCAATATCTTGTTTTGTCTAAGTTATGTTCGTCCCATGTTCTGTGAGCATGAATATTGAAGGGATCAAATAAACAATATGATAGAACCGTTTTCATACGTTAAAGTTCGCCTCTTTGTTTTTGTAAAAAACTTGTCCGTCTTTTTCATACATCTGAGCGTTTTCGTTTCTTGCATGTAATTCATCAAATGGTTGTGGTGTCCATTCGTGTTTTGCAATACACAAGTTACTAACCACCAATTTTTCAAGAATCATCAAGACGCTTGTTTGTTCTGTGTCACAATATACTGAGGTATATTCGGGATTATAAATGTAACCTAATTTTTCGTAGAAGTTCCAACCAATTACGGGTAGGGTCATTAAAGCATCATTACGAAGTCCATCATGATATTTGATTCCACCATCAAAGTCAGGAAGGTGTTCTGCAAAGTCGGATAGTATGATATCATCGTAATTATCTTGTTGCAAAACCATATCGTCAGAGATGAGCAAGATCACATCAGCCTTTTCTCCTTCGAGATTAGCGTTACATGCTTCAACCTTTGTTTTAGATTCACCGTAGTGATAAACTAAGTCAACTCCTTTATCTATGAGTGACTCAAGATAGTTTTTTATTTCATCATTGTTCATGGTAACATCATCAGAGTCCATCGTAACGACAAACCTCACATCGTGCTTACCAGATGTTCGTGATGTGTAATTATCTAAAATGTCCCTAAATTTCTCTGGTCTATTACGAGAAGGGAACTTCACAAGCAGTTTTGACATACTATTTCTTTCTATTACCAATATGATACTTAGGTATCAACTCCCAATCATCCTTATCCTTGAAGGGTAGAATTTTCATTTTACCAAGACTGATTTGAGGTTCCTCCACCTTATCCTCATCAACGATATCGAGAAGACCCCATTCCTCTAATAAACAAGCGATGGTGTTTCTTCTCCCTACGTCCGTATGACTAATATCTGATTCCAATCCATCCATTTCAAACAATTCTTTAAAATGCATTATAGCATATCTACCTTGCTTGTGTAGTATATGACACGATTGATATAGGATATTTTCTTTCTTTGAGGATACTCCGATTCTAGTTAAAGTTTCTTTGACTTTCAGAAAGTCGTCCTCAGATTTTAAACGGATCTCTACACCCAGTCCTCTGAATAAATTATCACTCATAAACTAATCCTTTCACACATTATGTAGAAGATTTAGTTTTTGAGCCTCCTTCATACATCTCCAACCTCATATTTTCAATATCTTCGCTACTCAAAACTCGTAAAGCCTCTTCAGCCTTACGGTTAGAGTAATTATAATACCGCTTTACAACCTCAATATCATCGGGTTTTTCGTTCTTCAACCACTTACTAAACCGTTTTCTGGGTCTGATAGATAGTCTAAGATAATCATACTGAACACGCTCACTCAACGAATGGTTTACGTTCATTTCATTCGCATGAAATAACGTGTCGGGAAAGTAGGACAGACATCGATTTACGACAAAAGCAGGATATTGTTTGGATGCATATTCAGCGTCCTCTGCAAAGATATCCTCTTTTGTATAGTTGATTGAGTTTAGAAAATCGCCTAGTTTCATTAGTCCTCCACTACCGCGATTACAGCCTCTCTTCGAATAACATCATACTCTTTTGAGATACCGATTCGATTGCGTGCATCATAAATGATGGTGCTACCGATCTCATATTCTACAGGTGGAACATCTCCGTTTGGAAGGGGAAGACCACTACCCATACTAAGAATCTTAGTCTCTACGAAACTGCTGTCGAGCATCTGGTTTCTCTTGATGATAATACCAGCATCGGTGGTTTGCTCTTCGTTATAATCCACCTTCTCTACGAAAATATAATCCGCTTGTGCTTTTGGAATGTTACTCATTTGAATTGTGCCTCCATCATAATTTGAACTAAACATGCTGTCATATTTATCTCTGCATCAGCAACGAACGCTGCTTTGTGTTGATAATCTGCAAGGATAAGTATAACAATAGGAATACTCTCTGGTGCAAGATAATCATAAAGTGAGTCATAAATTTTTCTGAACAGTTCCGACTGATCGTTGTCAAGATTCGATACGACCCACTTGCGAACACCGCTGAAATCTTTTTCTTTCATGCGGGTCATCAGATCTTTCACATCGATCTCACCGATCTGTGATAAGATACCGACATCAATTTTTCCTGAGACAGAGTAGCGTTGAAGTTCGTTCACCACTCGTCTAAAGTCTGGAAAGTATTTAAGAATTAGATGTGCAAGAACTCGTTCTTCATACTCGACACCCTCAGTATCCAGAATGAACTTCACCCTATCCAAGAACTTCGCTGCTAACTTTGGTTTCTCCTTCGTTGGAATCTGAAACTCAACGTTTGTGCAACGAGAGTGAATCGGTTTAATAATTCTGTTTTTGTAATTGCAAGTTAGTATAAAACGACAATTATCAGCAAATTCCTCAATCGCTCCTCTGAGAGCAGGCTGAATACTCTGTGCGTTAGAATAATCAAATTCATCTAGAATACAAACTTTCTTGTTACCATCCAGAGAAACGGAACTAGCGAAATCACGAATGGTGGTTCGAAGCGTATCGATGTTCCCGTTCTCTGAACAGTTGATAAGAATGTGATCACAACCCAACTCGTTACACATAGCCTTTGCGATTGTAGTTTTACCGCAACCAGCACCACCACTGAGTAACAAGTTTTGTGATTCACCCGAAACAATCATATCTTTGAATGTATCTTTGATGTTCTCAGGGAGAATACATTCATCAACAGTTTGGGGTCGATACTTCTCTACCCACAAATAAGTTTCTTGATTAGTCATGATATGATGAGTCACTTTCCTGTGCAATATAATACTTAGTGTCCTGCTCCGTGTGTGTAAACCGTGTTACAGTTTGGGAGCATACATCCACAGTATAATCACCTGACAGAAGTTTCAAGTTTTCATTCTTGAGATAGAAAGAAAAAGTAGAGCCTGGTTTAGGATTAGTCCCGACCTCGACCGTGTAACTGTTTGTGGTGGGAGTCTTCTTATCAAGTGCGACGAGTTCAATTGTTCCTTCGTCACTCGACTTGATACAGAGGTCTGGAAGTTGAAGAACAGATGCAGACCTTTGAACTGATTCGAATACACTCTCCGTGAGTTTGAAACTAATCACTGGTTCAGGCATCTTGACCTCACGAGTAAGGGTGGTGAGAAGTCTTGGTTCTGAATAGTAGTAAGAAACTTTACCACCACCTCTTCCAGAAATGATCATGGATTTTTCACCAAACTCAAATTCTGGATCTTCGAACAAACTAATTGTTCCTAGAAGTTTACTTAAGTCCCAGATACCAAACTCTACCTCGAAGTTTTCAGTAACGACAGATTCCGAAACAATATTCTTTGCAGGAGAAATCGTATTGATCACGTTACCTTCTTTGACCAACAGATTAGAGTTGATCTGAGAATAGTTTTTGAGAATAGCGAGTGTTTCTTTGGACAGTTTTGTTTTACTCATTATACACCTTCCATCCGATCCGTGAAATCTTCTGGATCGAAATAACCTTGTTTCAAATCTTTCATAATTTTACGAGAGTTGTGACGACTAGATCTTTTTTGTTTTCTTTTTTTCGACTTAGTTTTAAACTCTTTTTGTGCTTTTTCCTCTTTGTCATTCTTAGACATGTTGTTAAAAATCTCCTATGCTGGACATCAAGTTTTTCAACTTGTTTTTAATAAAGTAGTCTAGGAGTTTGGAACGATCATTAACAATCATGTCCTTCTCAAACTCCTCTAAAATCAATGATTCATATTCATCTGGAATCTTAGTCATATCAATCATCGTTTGGTTTCTTTCGAAGTTAACTTTCCACGCATCATTATACGGATCATCGATTACTTCTTCAACTCTTTTTTTGCTACAAGGCTTTTGTCTTTTACCGTCGATCATAAACGTATCATCATCTGAGAGAACATTTGGAATACCATCTGATGAGTCGCCTTTGATAATGTGTTCCATCAAAAAACGTTGAGGGTCATCACAAACTAGAAATTGTTTCTTCATCAAACTATACTGTTCGACGTTGTTATATCTTTGGAGTTGTTGGAAGTCTTTATCGTTTGAAACGATGAGAATCTTTTCGCTCGTATGATATTTGCGTGATAGGACTGCAATAATATCATCTGCCTCAACTCTATCGACAGAGAGACATTTGTAGGGAAAAGTTTCTCTAACCTCATTTCGAATGATATTCATGACACCAAAGACATCAGACCAATCGATTGCAGATTTATCTTGATTCTTTTTGCGATTCGCCTTGTAGTATTCAAAGCAATCTTTTCTCCAGCAGTTTGAGGTATCATCACAAATTACTAGATCACCGTAAGTGTCACCAAACTTAGTCTTAACCATGCGGTATGTGTTTAGCACAAGGTGACGTATAAAGTTCTCATCAATTTTTTGCTCTTGTTTTGCTACAGAAAAAATGTTTGCGATGAGAACTTGACTATTATCAAGAAGAATAATTTTGTTGCCTCTTTCAGAAAGTATCACCACCATCGATGGTTTTATTTGGGTTGTCAACAGGTTTCCATTTATTGTTTGGATGAGTGGATTCAGGCACATATCCTGTAACTCTACCTGTTGCGATGTAACTATTACCCTCATAGTATACCACATCACCAAGAGAATAGATAGTATATTGTCCAGATTCGTCAAACATTTTAAAATCTCCAACAACGTTGAAGCGATCTCTGTTATTTACCTCTTGAGTAAATCTTCTTCTGCCTCTTCTATCCCTTCTTAATACTGATCTATTTCTGTATAACGAAGTTCTATTAGACTGCACTCTCTGTCTCTGATGTAATTGACTCATCAGATTATAAATCTGAATCGCCTCAAATTTATTGAATCCTTCTGGTATGATGTAGTTTTCAATAAATTGTTTCGCAGTTGCAGAATCTCTAACAGCGCCTACTTGTACCGCAACCATTTTGGAGTAAGCAGACTGCCATCCACCACCACCCCAAGCGTAAGTTAAAAGTTGTGATATGTCGTAAACCATTACTTTTTCTTCTTATCGTTCGTAAGTTTATAAACTCTATAAATCTCATCAATATGTATGTGAGCATGATCTCTCATGTGCATACGATCTTCTCTCTCACGGTTAGACATGTACCAAAACTTCTTCTCTACAATAAATTCGTCGATAACATCTTTCTTCCAACGTAGTTGAATTCTAAGATCTGTTCCTTTTAAGAAGGATGACCATTTATCATGATCTCCTGCTGTTTTGTAAACTTTAACAATGAAGTTGGAGTCGAGACTTTCTAACGACTTTGTTAGATAAGTCTCATATGACTCCGACTTCATATTCTTATACTTAAGCGGTAATAACTTCGGCATTTTCCTCTACCTTAATGGTGTTCAGAATTGCAGCGTAAGCAAGATATGGGTCCATATTTGCTGCTGGTCTGCGATCTTCCAAGTAACCTGCACCATCATTTTTCACCGTGACGGGTGGAATACGAATTGATGCGGACCTATCACTGACTCCATATGAGAAGTCTTCAATGGAAGATGTTTCATGCTTTCCTGTCAATCTACGCTCATTACCTACACCATAATCACTGCTTGACATGAGTTCACCATGACCGTCTGCTAATTTTTCGCAAATCGTGTTCATGAGATCCATGTCACCAGATCTCATAGAATGTGTTGAAAAGTTAATGTGCGCCCCCGATCCGTTCCAATCTCCTTCGACAGGCTTAGGATCATAGTTGATACCGATCCCTCGACTCTCTGCAACACGCTGTAAGATATAACGTGATATCCAAAGACTGTCAGCAGCATCA